TTCAACTATACTTTTTGCCTTTTCTAAAGCAATTTTAGCTGCATCAGATAGAGCGCCTTGTTTAGTCGAGGAGTATGTCAAAGCATCGCGGAGCGTTAGGACAGCTCTACGAATTGCTTCAACTTCAACTGAGATGATCTCACCAGAGCCATTATCAGCGCCCGTTAGTACATCTTTGATAATATTCCCCATTGTACTAACACCTTTAGATTTACCACGCTTATATGGTGGTGATTCTCTTGGAGTGTCATCAAACTGAGGATTGTCTAGGTAGCTTGGTTCTGCCATGTCATTAATTATTAAACAAATCGAATAATTCAACTCTTACATTCTCATTAGGTTTACGAATCTTCCACCCAACGTTATCATAGAACCTTTCAATCGACTGAAATAGGATCTTTTCAAACATCTTATCGTAGTCTGGCCTGAAGATCTCCGCAAATTCCTTTGGATAATCATGCTTAAACCCAATAGTTGAGATACCATACTTGTTAGGTGTTTCAACATACATGTATCTACACTTGTCTCCTGTGGATACATCTTCATACAAGTTGCTAATGCCAAGCTTATCAATTATCTTGTTATAGAAGTATGCAGATTTAACATGTATAGGCATGCCTTTGACTGTATTAAACTCGTTACAGTCCGGTGCGTACTTACTATAACCTTTAACACCCATAACAAATGCAAAGTCAGCTGGCGCAAGTGTCTTAAACACCTCATATGTCTCATTAAGTAGCTTATTTGTCTTAGCCATTGACTGAGTTGTAATCAATGTCTCAATAATCTTCTTCGCATATGGTTTAATAGCATTAGGCATAGTGGTTCTCACCACCTCAACACCTGTATACTTAAACTTACTCTCTTTAATACCTTCATTATCTAAGATATGCAGCACATACCGCTTCTTCTGAAGGAATAATCCCTTATCTGCAATTACTTCTCGCTTGAATACGAACTTACTATCATTAGTCCTTAGAGACTTATGTGCCCATGTTGTGATATTCTCATTTAGTGATGCTTCTAGCTTATCAACAGCTTTATAGAATACATCTGATATGTTCTTTCCATCCATTAACGGCACTTGATCCTCAATACACTCCAAAGAGAAGTAGCAACTATCAGTATCACTATATACCCAGCTATCATCAAGTACCTTCTCATCAGTTACACCATATTCATCTTTTAAATGGTTCTTCAATATCTGCCCCGCTTCCTTAATAACAGATTGACCTGTCAGTGTAACAGATGATGCGATATCATCATCACCAATTGGAGCTCTCTTGTTACCCATATAACCATAGCACGAGTTAAGTAAGATCTTCTGCGTCATCTGCATTGCATTCAATCTAAACTCATCGATCTTAAGCTGTTTAAGATCATCCTCACTACCTGACTCCTTTTCAAGTTTATTAATCTTGCGCTTGACCTTCTTTAGATCCTTCTGAACACTAACACGCTTTGCATATAGGTGTTCTAAGAACTCTGGAATGATACCTTTAACCTTTTGTGTGAATAGAATACCAGCTTTAGATACAGCACATTGCTCAGCCTTAATAAACTCACCAAACTTGGCTGGGGTGAGTTCAAACATCTTACCTGATACATGATGCACAGCGATGTTACCTTCAGCTGTCTTCTCAATACGACCCACTTTAGTTTCTGGTGATGTATTCAGGGATATCATCACATTTGGGTATAGAGAGTTAGCATCAAACGATACGATATTCTTCTTAAAGCCTCTCTTTGGTTCAGATACATAAGCACCAGGGTTCTTACCATTATCTGCATACCGTTGGAATGTAGAGATAATTTCACCACGAGCGCGCGCTCTATTAGCTAGTGTACCATTAACAACACTAAGTGTACCCATCGCAGACTCTAGTGTTGTTAGACCAATATAGGACAGCATCCTCAATAGCTGAACATACTGAAGCTTCTCTTCTAGTCGAACCATAAGAGCAACGTCTTTAACGTTATACTCAATGAACTTATCCCAATTCTCATCTGAAAACGTTCCTAGATTAACAGCTCCAATATCAATCTTATTCTCACCAAGCTCAAGCTCAGCGATCGCATCAAGTTTATATGACTCTCTCAACTTAAGACAGAATCGTCTATAGATTTCAAGGTAGTCCAAGCATGAGATACCATCAATATAGAATCTTTGTTGCTCTTGTCCAAACTTACCACGCATCATTCTAGAATGTACCCTACCAAGTGGTGATAGCTCGTGGATGGCTTCTTCACCACACACCTTAGCTATCCTATTAATGATGTATGGCATGTCGAAGAACTCTGAGTTCCAACCAGACAAGATATCAGGATAGTCTGAGCTAATATAATTGATGAATGTCTGTAGTAATTCTTTCTCCGTCTTGCATGCTATATATGTAACATTATCTTGCGGTTTGGTAATCTCCTTTGTGCCAATAGTGTAGTACTCTTTCGATAAGTTGTCCCAAAGTGTAATGGCATTGATAGCATCCTCTGGATCTTCTGGATTGGGCATCCCATTCGGTGAGTAAGTCTCAATATCGAAGAAGCATATCTTCAGATCGAACTGAGAGAACTCAACAGACTCATTTTCCTTCCAATATGTATCCAACAAGAACTGCTGAGCTGGAGGTAGATTCTCAAACACTCTCTTGATATTGGAGTCTCTTAGAAACCTACCTCTATCATAGTTATTTCTGAATGTCTTCTTAGATAGCTTAGTTTTATAGATGGATGTCTGCTTCCCCTTATTATCTTCTAGGTAGATATATGGCTCATGAGTACACTCTCTCAAAATTCTATTACCATCCTCATCCCAGGTGAACAAATGACAGCATCCACGCTTATTGTCATATACAACATTTCTATACATTAACCATATTATGGCCTAGTTCCATTAAATATCAACAGGTATATGAAGGATCATAATGGCGTAGTTAAGAGTTTGTCGCAGTTGGTCACACTAACTGAGGATGCTACAAGTGCATCTGCTCTTGGAGGTAGCCCAGGTGGGTTCGAGCCAGATGAGAATATCGATTCGACTGATTCATATGCACCTGGTGATGCTCGGGTACCGAAGTCCATCTTTGGTGGTGTTCTGACTCGCGATGGGGCAGCTAAGAAAACCAAAAAAGGTAAGAAGAAGAAGAAGGTTGAAGAAGACGAAGAGTCTCAGATCGATACTGTAAGGAGCTTAGGTAAAGTCCAGACGCACAATCTTGCAACAGAGGGTAAGAGAGTATCATCGATATCTTCAGCAGATACGCAAATGTTAGAGCAAATGGGTTATAGTAAGAGAGGTGAAGCTTTTTATGGTGATTATGAATTGTATGTTTTTGAGGCAACTGGTCAAATTGCTAATTTTATGGATAAATTAGGATTACCAAAATACCAGTTAGCTATACAAAGAATTGATACTGATTTTACAAATATTAAACAACAAGAGCAATCAAATCCACCTGTTGGAAAAATCCCTGTGAAGGGGGGCATGATTTGGTTAAAAGATACAATTGAATTGTGGTTAGGTAAGTATGGCCCAATTATAATGTTATCTCATAGTGATGCTAAAAACAAGACTTACAAAAGTGTTCTTAAAAGATTAAAAATCAATTTTACAGAAAAAGATGTTCCAGACTTTGCTGCTGGAGGCGATAAAAAGGCGGTTATCATACAGTAAGGAGATTGGGTAAGTTACTCAAATCTCGAAAGTAGTTTGCGAGAAGGATCACCATATGGAGTCCTTAAGGTCTCAATAAATGCTCCAATATTTCTCGGATCCTCTAAGAGCCTATCATCAGCAACAGCTCTCAGCTTCGAGATATTCCCATAATATTTGGATCTATTCTTCCAAGCGAGAATCGTGTCTATCTTATCGCTAAGCTCTTCGCTAGTACCAAACCGTAGATCTGATGGCGCAGTGCTATATGTGCACATATCCTGGCAGAGACAAGGGATGCCGAGTGCACATGCCTCAATGAATTTGATATCAGACTTAGCTCTGTTGAAATTGTTCACTTCTAAGGGAGCGATCATCAGCTGAACGTTCAAACTAGCAATCTTACCAGGGTATTGAAGGAGATTCTGCCATGGGTGGAATTCAATCTCACCTGATTGAACTAGGTCTACAAGCTGTGGTGGGAAGGCTCCAACGAACACCCACTGATACTTCTTAACTGTTGATCTAATATAATCTCTCACATGAGACAAATCATCCTTACCACCCGTCTTATTATCAACGTCATAGTGAGCTCCTGATCCAGTATACAATACACGAGGCTTTTTCTTATTAGTCTCATGAGATCTAACTACCTGTTTTCCGTCGAATAGATTACCCATCCAAAACTGTGGTAAGAAGTTAGGTACAACAGTTATTTCCTGCTTGCCTGTTTTCTCTCTATACAGATCTCTCATGAATGGACATGTTACTGTTACCTCATCACACAAGTTAATGATATCAATACAATTACTACGCACTTCATCATTATCGAATGCATGCTTAAACTTGTTATAGTCTGGGATCTCCTCTCTGAATACTACATCATCAACCTCATATATGATCTTGAATCCCATTTCATTCTGTATCTTCTTGAGATGTTCAACGAACTCCTTCTGTGGAGTTGAGCATTGCCTTTGAACCTTTACACATTTAACTCCTTGATACCATCTTGGATCAGCAACCATAGCTGTTGTCGACTGCGACAAACCTACACCTGTGCTATTAATGATAAGCTCAGGCCATAACACTCGCCAATGACCACATCCACTATAGTCAGCTACAAAGTTTACATACCTCTCAGCGGCGGCCTCTTTCTGAGGCTCTGGTGCAGTAGGTTCAGGTCTATTGTGATGAGTTCCAAACGGACTTACACCAAAGGGTGATGTGAATGGTGATGGGCCTAGCATGTATTATATACTCTCTCCCTCATTATAATCAACACGTCTCGTGATGCCATTCTCCTTTTCTAGGAAGATAATATCACCGGTTACGGCCTTGATAGACTCCTTTCTGTGAGATATTACTATTGAGCATTCATCTAATTCTTCAACGCGCTTATCAAGGATACCTGTTACGATCTCAATACCCTTCTCATCGAAAGATGAATCAAACAGCTCATCATATATTGTTAGGTTATATTTAACATTGCCTTGTAACCTTCTAATGTCTGCAAATGTAAACAAGCATGCTAGGTCAATAGCTTTTCGCTCAGCACCAGAGAAGTTGAAGTATGAACACACCTTATTCTTCTCATTTAGTATCTCCTCTTCGAAGTACTCGTTAAACATACATATAGAGTTTGAATCTAATTCTCTCAGATAATGAAGCAGTGTATTGTTAAGCAGGCTGAGCAACTTGTTTACAATATATGACTTCACTCCCTCCTCTGATACAACATATTTGATAACATTGAGCTTGTCTATATTCTTTTTGTGAGACTCTAGCTCTTTGTTTGATACTTTTAATCTTTTAACACTCTCAATTATTAGTGTATCAAACTCTGTAGTCTTAGATGCAGCAGTAACCATATCCTCTGCTAGTTCGGATTTCCATTTATTAAGTTGCTCAATACGGGCTTTGTTATTGGCTTCCTCATTAATCTGTCGCTCTACATGATCAATTTCATCGCGGATGTCATCAACCCTCTGTTGGGACGATTTCTTTGATTTATTAGCTGAGTTTAGGTCCTCGTTAAGCTCTTTTATATCCTCAACTAAGAGTATCATCTCATTCTTTATGATGAGCTTACCTTCCGCAACAGCATCGCAGTCATGTTCAGTCATTGTCCGCAAACATATAGGGCATGTTTCTTCATCGGTACCAATAGTATTATACTGAGTCTTCTTATGTTTAGCAGTAGTCTTCTTCTCACTAATAACTGTTAAGAGTTGTTGGATTTGAGTATCATCCGTGATGATTTGTCTCTTACACTCAGCTATAGCCTCTAGAAGTGGTGTCTTGTCAGCGACGTCACTATCCTTAACCTTCTGCTCAAGCTCATCTAACTCCTTTTCATTCTCAGCCTTTCGACCTTCATACTTATTAAGTCTATCTTTACGAGACTTAAGCATTACTATGCGTTGATCTTTAAGACTGCTTAGACCTCGGAGCATCTCTGCATTAGATGAGAGACATATGTCATAAGATTTCTTGATATCATTAAACTCGTTACGTATATTAGAAAGCATCAAGCTGAACGCTTCCATACCAAAGATGTCTTCAATAAACTTACGCTTATCTACCTTACTCTTAGCCATAAATGGTATAGCGTTGTTAACCGTCATTATAACACAATTCTGGAACACAGATGGTGATGCATTCAGAACTGTGCATATGTACTTGTTAGTATTTTGAATCGTATCTCTTGTTATATCTTCTCCATTCTTATATAGATATACTCTTGATGGGTCGAGGGTCCTCACAATCCTATAGCTATCCACATTGTCATTAACGATGACATCGAAATGTAGCTCTACACACGTTCCACCACCTGTTAGATAGTTTGTAATAAGATCCTTCTTGATAGGTCTCAATGTTTCTCCAAATATAGCGAAGTATAGCGCATCAGCTATTGTACTCTTACCAATAGCATTACGTCGCTCAGGCTTATCTCTATTAATACCAGTTAGCACATGTAGACCTTTCTTAAAGGGTATTTCAACAATCTCCTCCCCAACAGATAGGAAGTTAGCTATTTTTATTGTCTTAAACTCTACACTTTTCATATAAATCAATAGTATAATTAATTACAGGCTCTTTATCCTCAATATCCAGCAAGTTAACAAACTCTCTGATAGCTTGAGGTATGTCAACCCCTGAAAAATCCTCCTTATCCTTCTCACTATCTAGTAACATATCAAAGTTAATGTCATAATCGACTGTTAACTCCGCTGGATGTAGTAATCCAAGCTTACTTACTAGTATATCTGTGTCTCCTTGGGTGATGTTCTTATCAATCTTTAGCTTTACTATATTATTAGTAACTATTGATCGTATAGTATTCGTAAACGACCCAGCTCGCGTCAATTCACTAAGTAATAGCTTCTGATAAGTTGGTGATACTTCATTTTCGATAAATTCATAATTCAGACTCTCTATATCAAGTAAATAATAACCTTTTGTGTTGCCTGTATCACCGAAGTCCATCTGAAAAGGGTTACCAACATATAGAATGGTCTTATCCCTAAACGATCTCTCCTGTCTTGTGTGGAAGTGACCAGATATAATCAATGATCCCTTATCAGTTAGGTCTTTAATCTTGTATCCCTCTGAACACGTCTTATATGTGTTCATCTGAAACGTTTCCATCTCTAGATGACCAAAGATTATATCACTCTTAGGGATACTTGATATGTCTGTGTTCCATGGACAAAATGTTATTACTCTATCAAACGCTTCTACTGTTTCAGCGCGACTTAATACAGTGACATTCTTTGAATTCTTAAATACAGCCATCGAATTGATGTCTGTTCTGTGCTTATAGTATATATCATGATTACCTACAATAGCTATTAGGTTAAAGTCACTAAACAAGTGCATTATATCCGCTGATATCTGCAATGTATCAACAGATATCTCACTTCTACTATGATGCCAATCACCACAGAAGATTACATCTTTAATCTTCCGCTTTTTGAGGTCAGCTACAAACCATTTCGCCCATTTCATCGCATGAGCATGCCACTCAGCGCTGTTAGTATGTATACCTAAATGTAGATCAGAGAATATAGCTACCTTAGATCTCTTAATTGTAGTAATCATTCTCGTCTTCAGCAGGCTTTACATATACATTACCTCCACCATTCTCAGGGTCAGACATCATAGCGTCATAAGCCATCTCACGGTACCTTGTTATTGTATCATGATGCTTTTTTTCCTTCTTAATCCTATTAATAAAGGCATTAAATGCAATTGTTGTGAAGTATGAGAACGGATTAGAATTATTTTCAAATTTATACTTCTTCTTAGATAGAGCAGCATACATTTTTACGATTGCATCTCCAACCATATCCTCTTTATAAGAGTAATTGATGAAGTTCGACTTAAAGCTAAGCCCATTTGCAATCTTTGTTATATTCTCCGCAAGATCGTCGGTTAAAATATCCGAATCGTAGTATTTTTGTAGAGATTCTTTGAAAACTTTAGGCTCTACGTAGTATACTTCATTGGATCTATCTTTCTTCTTCCTAGCCATTATATAATGATAGTATATGGTTACATTTTTTCAACTATTATGTTTGATGTATATTCAATATTCTCCTTGTTATATATTTGCTTGCGCTTATCAGCGTGTAAAAGGGAATATCTCAAGTTATCATATACATCATATATTCTTAACTTATCCTTTGTGGGGTGTAAGCGTAATCCACGACCAATTGACTGAACTGTTCGTATAAACGCCTTACCCGCCATTGCAAATATGATATTATGTAGATTCTTAACATTGACTCCTGTTGAAAAGATCTTACTAATAGCTACACACACGATATTATCAGCTTCTTCCATACGAGCTTTGATTTGCTCCCTCACTTCTACCTCAACCTCACCGATAATGTAGTATACCTCCTTACCTTCCATGCCTTGTAATGCATTATAGATAGCTGCTCCATGATCTAAGTGATTAACCAGTATCAAGGTGTTATTCTTCAGATTATTAGCTAGAGCCTTGATAACTCCTATTCTATACTCACTATTATACACGTATTCTAGCTCCTCTTTGTACTTATCAGTGGAAGTATACTTAGGAGGTAGTAGATAATCTATTCTCAGCATGGATACCCCAACGTTTGCTAAGAAGCCCTCATCTCTTAGTGTAGAACTGTTTTTTTCATATAGCACTGGACCGAACTTACCTATAACCCCCCAGTAATCTAGTGAATTGTCGGGGAGTGTCCCTGTAAATCCATACTTGTTGAGTGTTAATAGCTTATCTATTGTGTCAGATATTGTATTACCTTTCTTTATCTTGTGACACTCATCAACTATGACTAAATCCACGTATTTGCACCACTCTTGTTCATTTAACCTGTTATTAATGATTGCTGCATTGCATATCACTATATCAGTCGTGGTATCTATCTCATTCTTACCTGTCCACTTACTAAATGTGTATGGTACTTCATATTCCTCGAAGTCTTTCGCTGTCTGAGTGACTAAGCCAAGGTCAGGTACAATAATTAGGCACTTAAACGGTGCGGAACTATCATGGTGTTTGTAACACTCTGCTATCAATGATGCAATCATCAGCGTTTTACCTGCTCCGGTAGCTAATACCATGGTGCCTCTACCGTGTTTCACACCTAACTTAACAACCTCCTCTTGATAATACCTTAGATCTAGCTTGAGTTTGGTTAAATCAGTGCTATCTCTGCCTATATCTACCACTTTCTTAAGGCTATCCGTATATGTTATGTCACATACATACTCACTTTTAGTGAGATATTGGCGGATCAGCCACAAAAACCCGATATCACACCGACCAGTAGTGGTAATGGTGTGGTTTCTACGTGGAGCTCCACGACCTCTTGCCTTTTGAATGTAATACGTCTCGTTAACCGCACTAAACTCATGTCTGATAAGGTCTAGATCGTCTTTTGACGTTTGAACATGCAGTTTCTTCTTTCTCTCATCGTAATCAAACGTTATATTCATTACAGTTGCTCTAATTTTTGTAGTTCGATGATGTTCTTGATATCATACCCCATTTGGTTCATTACTCGCTCTACTTTCTCGAGATACTCAATGATTAGTTCATATTCTTGCATCTCATCTCTGATATCCCTACTAGCCTTTGATTCTTGTGCTAGTTTATTAGCTCTAGACGCTGTTATAGCCACGGGAGATAGCTCAATAACCTTCTTAGCCGCCCTATCATTGACATCTTCTCTACGAGTCTTAAGTTTTTGTAGGTGTATCTTTGCATGTATAAGTCTCCCCACCCAAAAGTGCTTCCTAGACGGTAATCTCATCTGTTGAGACTTTATATTGAAGTCATCCACGATGAGATCTTCACCTATTTCTTTCATGTACTGTTCTAACAGATCCATACTGATATTATATACTCCATCTTGCGTAATCAATGGGGATTAGAGCTTTATATCTGATATATCCCACATAAGTACGTTTATGGACATAGGACACTGGGTGTTGTGTGAGGGATTAGAGGGAACAGACGAATTACCCTACGGATTCATCTATGAGATCACCAATATCACCAACTCCCGCAAGTATATTGGTAAAAAACAGTGTCAGTCGGTAAGAAAGCGGCCTCCGCTCAAGGGAAAAAAGAATAAACGGCATGTCACAGTAGAAACTGACTGGAAAGAGTATACATCCTCTTCAAATCAGCTAAATGAAGACATATTAGAGCTCGGAAAGGATAAATTTATGTTTAAAATTCTGAGATATTGTGATTCAAAATTTGAACTTTCATATTATGAAGCTAAACTACAGTTTGAACTTGAAGTTCTCCTAACAAATGAATACTACAACGGAATTATTCAATTACGGCTTGGCAAACGACGAGGATTACCTCCTTTCGCTGGATCACAACAAGATATACATTAACTTTAACAAGTTTTTAGTTAGATCTTACAACGAATATTCATATTATCTCGTCACATATAAGGGAAAGCTGTCTAGATTTGAGAAAAATCAGTTGGGTATACACTTTATATTGAATCAGCTACTTAAATGTCTCAAAATTGAGAAGGGTATCAAGAAGCATTTCTATTATAAGATACAGGAGCACCCAAAGTTCGAACATCGCTTGTTGAAACAGGTTTTTAATACGCTACCCACTCCTATAACAATGGCTGATGATTGTTTCGATGACTTTGTTTCAGATGCTGAGCTATGTGGTTCGTTACCTCAGTGTGATAACTTTTCATTTTGGAAATTCAAGACTCTTTTGAAGAAATATGGCGCTATTCAAATGGAATCTCTATTTTTAGGGGATGTTAACGTCAAATACTCCATGTATCCATAAATATGTACATGGATAAGTTTCTTGGATTGGTAGAATCCCACACTCCAACTGATATGTTGGATGATATAATCAAGGGTAAGAGAGAGTTGCAGCGATTCTTGCTAACTAATGGTGTTAAGTCTGATGTTAAGACATTCAAGGATACTTTATCATTTAAGCTTCCTAGCGGTCTTCAAGTTACCGTTGAGGTAGTTGAGGTCACTGATCCGATCGAGGATCAGGAAGAGGAACTTGACCCAATTGAAACTATTGTTAGTTTAGATGATGATAAAATTTCAGATGAGATTAAAGGTGCTAAGTCTCAGGTAACTTCAGCGTTAACGGCATCAGCAAACAAAATATCAGCCAGAGTCAACCAACTATAATGAGTAGTAGAGCTTTAAAACTAATCGAGCAGGCAATGCCTGAGGGAGAGCCACCTGTTGAAGGTGAAGCTCAAGCACCAGCACCAGATGCTACTGATGTAGCTGAACAACCTGTAGCTGAGCCTGGTGTGACTATCGAGGGTGAGATATACATGGCTGGTATTTCAGCCTCCGCGTTTGTATACAAGCCAACAGACGAGGAAATGAATATCGTTGATACTTTGATGCGGACTTATGGTCAAACGGAGCCAAGGCGTGTGATAGAGAAGATCGAGGATCTGATTCAGCTTAGCGATAAATCGCTTGCGCAGGAACTTCGCGATACTACGGTGTGAATGAAGTAGAAGAGCAGCAAAGTATATTACTGACGCCTCTGTTAAGTGGCCCTAATAAGGGTAGGGAGGTAAAGTTATCTAATAAGCATAAGCGAGATGATAAGCACTGGGTTGATGGTGAGAGACACCATAATAATCTAATTGATGGTCTTGTAGATTCCTTTATACACGCGAGTACTGATACACAGAATAGTGTTATCAAGCAATTAAACTCTAAGGTTTATAATAAGTCGTTTCGTAAATTGTTTAGTCACGTAGATAGCGGGTTGGCAGAGGAGGCAGCAGCGTTAATACTACATAATAGCTCTATATCTGTTTTGGATGTTGAGGAGTTCATTAGTCTTTGTAGTGCTGGTGAGGTTGTTAATGTAGATGAAATACAGCTCGATGGTGCCTACAGCTTAAATCACATCTTACCGAGCAAATGTTCGCAGAATGTCTTTAAGTCACTTATAAAGCTTGGATGTGGACGGCACCAATCGGGTCCAGGTGAGTATGCTCTAAGTTTAATGAGTAAGCGTATCAAGGCGGAGTCAAAGGGTGACATCGACATCGACGGGAAGCTATTTGAGCTTAAGGTTAACGGTGGGAGGTTATCTGATATAGTTGGACCACAACCAACAATCACAAGAGCTATTGTAGATGGTGTGTTGGATATCTCAGAGTTTACGACAAAGGGGGTAAGCCTTCGGCAGCTTGTTAATAGAGTTAATTCAACGCGGATGGAGAGTAGGTTAGGTATACACTCTATGATTCAGAAGTTATATGACTCTATACTACCTGGGTATGCACACAATATGGCTAATGTATTCAGAGATGGTCATGTTAACTACGATAAAGCATTGGAACAGTTCACTCTGGATAATTTTAACTGGTATAAAAGCAGCAAAGAGGGCACTGATGGTGAGTGGGATACATTAATTGGTATAAATACTAATAATGCTGGTTCTGTTGGTGTAGCATCTACTGCTGAATCTTTCAATAATCTCCCAAAATATGCTTCTAGTCCTGCTGTTATCTGCTCTGGTGCATCAGCCGGTCGCGAATACTACATAGACTTCTTTCCTAAACATAATGAATAATTTCAAACAATACTACTTACATACTGAGTTCTTTCAAGAGATCCATGGTGCTGTTAAGCACATTGATCATCTCGAGGAAGATATAATTAATGATGGTGCAGCTGGTGTTAAGGTTGCTATCAAGAATATCGATGCAATTGTTGATTACTTTACTGCTGAGACCGATTATAGTATCAGTCTAAAATTTGATGGTGCACCTGCTCTTGTTGCAGGAGTTGATCCGAATGGGGGGTTCTTCGTTGCTAGCAAATCTGCATTTAACAAGAACCCGAAGCTCAATTATACACACGAAGACATCGATATCAATCATGGCAGCTCTGGAGGCTTGGCCGACAAGTTACATATTGCTCTAGATCACCTGCCTTCACTAGGAATGAAGGGCATATACCAAATGGATTATATGTTTGATGATCATATCAAGAATATTCAAAGCCCTACGCAAATCGATGATATGCCTAATAAGAATAGCTTCATATCATTTCAGCCAAACACCATTACATATGGTGTGACAAAGGATTCACCATATGGTGATGCAATCAATGCAGCTAAGCTTGGGGTTGCGATCCATATTGAGTATGCTGTCAACAATGGCATTTTAGCCGTTAAGAAGTATACATCAGATCCGAGCGAATTTAAGAAGTCAAACAGTGTATTTGTGTTCAACGTGCTCGTAAATGGAGCGAAGAACAAAAACAAACGTGTAGCTAAGTTGCTCTTACGTGATATAGCCGCGAAGAAGACTAGGATCGCAAATGTTAGTGCGAAGATTGACTTCAAACAGTTGGAACCTTTCAAAGTTCTCCTGAAGACTTATATCAATACAGAGATACGTGATGGGGCATTTCTTGAGAACACCTCAATGTCGTGTGAGCGCTTTATAACATATGTCGCTAGCAGGTATCGCGCTCAGATTGACAAGCTTAAAACTGAAAGAGGTAAGGATAGAAAGAGTCAGGAGCTTAAGGATACTGTGAAGGTATTAAAAGGTGCTAAACCATCTATTAAGAGGTTGTTTGATGTCACTAAGCTCATAGCTGAGACTAAGAATGGTATAATTAATGTCTTTAATGAGATAACTCGTAATGACCCTCTAGGGACATATGAAGAGGTTGAAGGTGGGTGGAATACTGTATCGCCAGAGGGGTATGCTTTATCACATATGACTGATGATGAACCAAGAATCACAAAGTTAGTTGATCGCGAGCAATTTAGCAGGAATAACTTTAACACAGACAAATTTAGCAAATGAATACATTCAAAGAATTCTATACAGAAACTTCCCCGCACCGCAGCACTGCACTATTACCTGGTGGGTTCAAACCACCTACACGTGGACATTTCAACGCGTTGCAATACATGCTGGACAATGCTGAGGATGGTATTGTATTTATTGGTAAGAAGGAGCGCAATGGTATCACAGCTGAGATGTCTAAGCAGATCTGGGATATATACGCTAAGTATTGCAAGAGACCAATTACTGTTGTCATTGCAGATGTCTCACCTGTCAGATCAGTCTATGAGTATGTAGATGCGAATATAGACAAAGCTGTTATAGTCGGTGCTGGCTCAAAGGAAGAAGACGTTAAGCGCTTTGAGTACTTTGAAAAGCATGTTGATAAATACCCTCTAGTCCATATCCTTACTATACCTATGCAGTCGCAGGGTGTATCAGGCTCAGAGACACGGCGATTAATTGCAAGTAACATCGACGATGCGTTAGAGTATTTCATTCCAGATGAACTCAACGAGACAGATCGAGATCTAGTTAAGAATATACTACTCTCTGTATAAATACTATTATGGCAATTAGCTCTGACAGTATACGCATTACAGATGCTTATGCAGGTATGTATAATGGTGGAAGACTTACTGAGTCTGGTGAACCTCTAGCTGACATCATTAATAGTGTCTTATGTGGAGCAGCTGCAGTAGAGATTACACCTGTATCACCTATTCGATTAGCTATTACTGAGCTGCTTCAGTCAACTGGATCACTTAGTGATGCGGATGTTGTACGCGTATCTGAGCAAGGTGAACTGATGCTGAATCAATACCTGCAGAAGTACATTGATCAACAACACCCTTGCGATGAAGAAATTTAATAAATTTTTTAAAAAATCAGTTTTTCTACAAAAGATATTTGTTGTAGAAAAACAAGTGCTTGGGCTAATAGAGTTCCTTGATGTAGAGGGTATCGGAGAGATACCAGCTAAGCTCGACTCTGGTAATGGTGCATATAATGTGTTACATGGAACCGATATACAAATCCAAGGAACTAAAGTGTTCTTCCGAACGGTCAACAATAAGACTCTAGTAAAGCCTGTTGAGGACACCATAACAATAAATGTTGGTGCGGGTAATACAGAGGATAGACCTGTTGTACTCCTCACCGTAACTGTAGGTAATAACACCTTTGAGGATGTTCCATTCTCTATCGGTGATAGAGAGACAAATGTATTCAAGATCCTTGTCAGTAAGGACTTTATTCAAAATCACCTAGACGCTCTAATAGATGTCAGTAAGGAAAATATTGCTAAGCAAGACGTTCAAGTTGACTAGCAGTGCGATGAGGTGCATTACCACCTACTCCTTGGTCACCGAAACATGGTGCCCGTGGGCCACGAGCAGGGCGTGGCGCTTCGCCTGATCCAGATCCTCTGCAACCATTTCCGCGCACATCTCCTCAACCGTGATCTCCGGCACCCAACCCAACTTCTCCTTCGCCTTGCTCGGATCACCAAGCAGCGTCTCAACCTCCGCCGGACGGAAATACCGGGC